CGCCATAGGTCGTGCGGTTGGTGGCGATCCGCCCCCGCCCCGCCACCGTCATGATGGCGAACGCGCCGCACGGCGGGGCCACGCGGTTGACCTGCCCCACCATCACCGCGTCCGCCGTCAGGGGGATGGTGGCGCACAGCCATTGCCCCAGCGCCGTCAGCACCGTGCCCTCCGTCACGTCTGGCGGCGCACCATCAGCTTCGACCATGCCGTCCCCCACTGTTCCATCTGGCGCACGACAAGCCAGTCCGCGCCGTCAAAATTCACCATGTCCCCGCCCGTGCCCGCCGCACGGTCCATCCCGCCCACGACGCCCGCGACATACACGACCCGCAGCGCGCCCTGCTGGCTCAAATCGCCCACATGCTGCAACTCGTCCGACGACAGCGCCTGCACCCAGATCGTCGCCGGGACCTCGCGATATTGCGCGGTGCGGGTGAAGTCGGCATTGCCCGCGCTGCCGGTGGACAGCTTCAGCATGGCCGGAACACCCGGCCCCACCGCGCATACCGCCCCGCAGGCCGCACCAAAGAGGTTCATGTCGGTTGGTCCTTGTTCCCTCAGGGGCGTTGCCCCCGAACCCCCACCAAAGGGCATTGCCCTTTGGAAACCACGACTTTTAATGAATCAGGGTGCAGGGAGCGCGCTCCCTGCCGGGTCCGGAGCAAGCCGCCCGGGTGTCGCCCTCATACTCACGGCCACACGGCGGGCCGCTGCGGGCGGCCGGGCACATAGCGCGCCAGGCGCAGGCGGCGCGACATGGCCCAGAACTGCGCGCCGTACGGGGTCTGGTTGAACCATGCGGCGGAAGGCGCCTGCCCCTCCATCTGGGTGCGCACGGTGATGCTGCCCTGTGTTGCGTCACTGACCCGCCCGACAAGGCTGTTGCCCTGCGCCACCTGCACCTCCAGTTGCGCGATATGCGCCACCAGCAGGTTCAGCAGCACCGCCCGCCGCGCCATATCCTGCGCGGTGCGGGCGCGGGGCGAGAGGACCAGCGTGGCCTGCGCAAAATATGCGGCGGCCTGCGTGGCGTTCACCTGCGCCACCAGCCCCACGAAACGCTGCGCCCATGTTGCGTAATCGAACGCCACGCCGCCACTCATGCCGCGTCGCGACGGGTCACGCCCACCACCGGCAGCGCATCGGGGTCCAGCGGTTCCAGCCCCGTGCGCGTGCCGCCATGTTCACGCAGCCACGATGTCGCGCGATCGGCCGTGCGTTCCGCCGCGATCAGGCCATTGCGCAGGGGGGCGAAGTCCGGGTTCTGCGCGCACCATGCGGTCCAGAACTCGGCCGGCACCTCCGTCCGGCCCGCCATGCCCAGCAGGCGGTTGTCGCGCGGGTGGTAACGCGGGTCACGCCGCGCACCCGCCAGCCGCACCGACGCACGCGGCACCGGGGGGGCCATGGCACCATGCCCGCGCCGCATCTCCCCCGCGCGGGCCGCCAGCATCGCATCGTCATACAGGTCCAGCACCAGCCCGGAGGGCATGCGGCACAGGACCGTGACCGTTGTGTTCGCTGTCGCCATATCCGTCAGATCCCCGTCATGGTGGCGCAGGCCTGCGGGTAGAACCACAGCGTCCCCCACGTGCCCTGCGATTTCTTCTGCCGCACGGAGGTGGAGTGACGCTCCACCGCGTGCGCGCGCATCTTCTCCGTAAAGCCGGTGGACACGCTGGCCTGTCCCTCGACCTCGTTGACGAACAGCTGCATCATCGTGCTTGCCACCATGCCACCGCCCAGCGCGGTCCCGGCCTCGGGCAGGGTCTCGATGCGCAGGTTCGGCAGGCTTTCGGACAGGAGCTCGCGCAGCTTCACATTGTACTGGTTGGCATAGAGCAGGCACTGCTGCCGCTCGGTCGGCAGCACCAGCGTCATCGGCGTCTCCAGCGTCAGGTTGCCGCCCATCTGGGTCACAAGCTGCGCATACAGCCGCAGCACGTCGTCAAAGCACTGCAACGGATCGGACATCGCCAGCCAGTCGGCGGAGCCTGTCGCCGTGCCGTTGGCCGAAACCTTCGGCAGCGGCTGGATCGCGGCGGGAAGCTGCGGGTCATTGAGCGCGCCGTAACATTCCAGACCCGCCACCCCGAACAGGTAGGTCAGGTTCTGCTGTTTCCCCAGCACGGAGATCGACGCAAGGTTGCGCTGGTTCACCAGGTCGATGCGCGCGGCCCCCATGCGCGCGACCTCGCGCTCGCCCCAGCGGGTCCAGGTCTGGTAATGGAAGGACTGGCGGCTGATCCAGTTGGCGTTGGCGTCCACCTCGCCATCGGCGCTGTAATCGCCATACGCCGCCGTGCGCCCCGACAGTTCGACGACCGGGAACATCGCCGTGTCCGTGACCCAGTCGCCCTTGCGCACCTCGCCATAGATCTGGGCCGCGCGGGTCGGCGCGATCAGCGCGCGGATCACCACCGGGTCGGTATAGGTGGTAAAGATGGCCGGGACGCCGGAATTGGCCGCCGTCACCGCACCATCGGCATCCATCGCCAGGCCGCCTTCGGGAAAATACTCCCGCACGCCGTCAAGGTGGATGCCATACTGCCGCGCCAGCACCGGCGCGTCATTGCGAAACAGGGATGCGTTCATCAGGAAGCAGCTTTCGTAATGGCGATCAGGCCGCCGGTTGTGGCAGGCAGGGCAACGCGCCAGCCGGTCGCGACGTATCCGTCGGGCACGTCCGCCCCAGGGGCCGTGGCGGTAATCGTCCCGTCCGTGGTGGAGGCACAGACCACATCCCCCCGCGCGGCGTCATCGGCGCAGGCGCAGAACACGTCGCCCCCATCGGCCAGCGTGACTATGAAGCCCTGCGGGATGGTCATCGTCGCTTCCTGCAGGTACTGCGTCATCAGCCCCTGCTGTTCACGCACGACAAACCCGTCGGGGGCTGCGGGCGTCGCCACCGGGGCCGCGATCGTGACCGTCGGCGCGGTGGTGTATCCCGTGCCGGGGGCCGTGACCGTGATGCCCGTCACCACGCCGTTGCTGATCGTGGCCGTGGCCGCAGCCCCGCTGCCGCCGCCACCCGACAGTGTAACGGTCGGGACAGAGTCATAACCCGCGCCCCCGGACGTCACCGCAATGGCCGACACCGCACCGGCCGCGACACTCGCGCTGGCGCTGGCGGGGGCGGTCGCATCGGACGGCGGCGTGTTCAGCACCGACGCCCCATCCGCCTGCACCCACGCAAACGCCGCGACAGCAACGCCGCCAGCACCCGCCCGCAGGCCATTCGCCCACGCCAGCACCGACCGGCGCGGGTTTTCAGACGCCCACGCACCCGGAAAGGATACGGGCCAGTTGTAATTGACCGTATTGGGAAAAGGCATGTACAGCCTCCATGTTTGTTCAGTAAAACCGCCTCAGGGGCTTCGCCCCCGACCCCCCACCAAAGGGCATTGCCCTTTGGAAACCATGACTTTTAACGGATCAGGGCGTGGGAAGCCGCCTACAGCACGCGCGGCGCGCGGGTTACGCCGAAACGGGCATTGAAATCCGGCGCGGCGTCGGCAGCCAGCGCGGCGCCGGGGACGGCCTGCCGTGTCCCGATCACCACATCGATCATCGGGCGCAGGGCCGACGCATGCACGCCCGCCGCGTCATGCCCGACCTGCCCCAGGGCATAGCGGTAGATGGCATCCGCGCTGTCCATGCCGATCACCTCGCCCACCAGCGGGCGGACGGCGCGGCGTGCGTCCTCCACCGCGCCAAGGCGGGTGCGCTCGGCCTTCAGCGCGCGGGCCACGGCGTCGCGCACGGCGGCGTCGGACGCCATTTCCGGCGGGGCGGCGGGCGGACTGGCGGGTGTTGCGTCAAGTTCCGCGCGCGCGGCCAGCAGCGCCGCCGACAGCGCATCGGGCGCGGTGTCGGGCGTCAGCGCCCCGGTGCGCAGGGCGTGGCCGATGACCTGCAACGTGAAGGTCGCATCGGGTTCGGGTAAGGGTGCCATCATGTTCTCCTGTAGTGCGGAATCGGCCACCAGCACGTCCGGCCCCGCGCGTCCGGCGGGGACAAGGGCGACATGGTTGCCGCGAATGTTGCGCATCACCCCGTCATAGGGCTGCCCCCGCCACCGCCCCGGCGTCATGTCCGCGTCATAGCGGTAGGCGCACGACAGTTCGCGCCGCCCGCCATCGCGCACCATGGCGATGGCGGCCGCGTCCCAGATCGCCAGCGCGTTGTCCAGATACGGATCGGCAAAGGCGCAGTCGGTGCCGGTTGCCCCCACGGTGATGTCGCGGCGCGGGTTGTCCGCCGACACATGCGCATGGTCCGCCAGCACGGGAATGGCGTTGAAGGTCGGGGCCGCGCGCGCCAGTTCGTCGGGCGCGCGCAACAGTCGGTACAGAGCGTCCGCCCGCAGCCCCAGCGCCGCATGTCCGGGGATTTCCGACCCCCGGTAGGTGTTGACGCCTGCCTTTGAAATATGGGTGCGCGCGACATAAAGCCGCCCGTCCTCGTCCGTTACACGGACCGAACCGATGCGGTCATGGGCAAGGATGCCGGTCATGTCTTTCCTTTCATCGGGGCGACGCCCGCCGCCGCGCGCAGGGCGTCGATGCGGGCACGGGCATGGTCGATGTCCGCGCGCTGCGCATCGTCCATCTGCCACAGCGGCACGAACGCGAAATCCAGCCGGGGATCGACCTCCCCCCACAGATGCAGCTGCACCATGCGGAACATCCGGTCCAGCACCGGGGCGATGTGGGCCTCCTGAAATGCCGTGATCTCGTCATAGAAAACCCGGATTTCCCCATCCGACGACGCATTCAGCCCGGCCGGCTGGATCCCGAACAGCTTGACCAGCGGGATGCCGGGGATGGACGCCATGAACTCCTGCGACTGGGCCTGCAATTCGCTCAGCCCCGAAAGCGGGGTGGCGACGATGGCGAAATCCTCGTGCGTGCGGTCGATGACGAAGGTGCCGTGGTTCGACTGGTACGCATTCATCGCCTCCACCCGGCCCGTCAGGCTGTCGGTATCGACCTGCGCGGGGCCGTCGTCCCCCATCGCGCCGGCCATGTCGGTTTTCAGCACCTTGGTCGCAAAGTTGCTGACCAGGTCGGACACGGACTGGCGCGTGCGCAGGAAGTTGTGGACATAGGTGCGCAGCATCTGCGTCAGGCTGGGACCGCCGAAATTGAAGGCGGGCTTGAAAATGTCCGAGACCTCGAACGGCACCATCGAAAACAGGCGGCTGGCGTCCACCAGCGTCCCCTGCACCCACCACGCGCGCGGGCGAAAGTAATCGGGCCGCAGCGGCATGTCGGCGTTATAGCTGTCGGGCGTGGTCCACAGTGGCTCCACATTCAGGAAACGCCTGATCGCGCCACGGGCGATGCCGTTTGGCCCGATCACCAGCGGCGCGCCCTGCCCCGCGCTGCTTAACGGCTGGCCCATGTCCGGCCACACATGCCCAAGGCCAAAGCCCAGCGCGTGGATCACCTGCCGGCGCAGCACCTCGCGCACGCGCAGGCGCCGCATCTCGGCGCGCAGTTGCGTCATGCGCGCCAGCAGCGCATCGTCCGGGGCGTCGGTTTCCGGCGTGGTGATGCGGATCCATTCGCGCGTGGCCTCACGCGCGATGACCTCCACCGGCTTGCGGAACTCCGCGCGCTGCATCATCTGCGCCAGCAGGGGATAGCCGACAAAGCCCAGCGCATCGCCAAACGCGCCCCCGCCATCGCCCAGGCCGTCCCCGGCCCAGTCATGCACCCCCGACAGCGCCCGGTCCATCGCCAGCGCCCCCACCCCGCGCACCCCCGGCGGCGGGACATAGGGCCGCAGCCCGTCCCGCGCATCGGGCGGCAGGGCGGACGCCGCCCGGCCAAAGCGCGGCATGGCGTCCGCACGCGGCACGACACGCGGTTCACGCCGCACGCGGGGCGGCGTGGGCGCGCGGTGGAACCAGTGTTTCATGGTGTTTTTTCCTGAACGTGTGGAGGCGTCGGCGTGTGCAACATCCGGGCTCTGCCCGGACCCGGCAGGGATCACGATCCCTGCACCCTGATTCGTCAAAAGTCATGGTTTCCAAAGGGCAATGCCCTTTGGTGGGGGTTCGGGGGCAAAGCCCCTGAGGACAGTCTCAACGTGCACCATCCGGGCGCTGCCCGGACCCGGCAGGGATCGCGATCCCTGCACCCTGATTCGTTAAAAGTTCTGGTTTCCAAAGGGCAATGCCCTTTGGTGGGGGTCTCGGGGGCAACGCCCCTGAGGGACAGCGTTCAGATCCCCCGCAACGCCGCCGCCGTAAAGGTCGGCATGCGCCGACGGTTGCGGATCACGCCATCCAGCGCATACCGCAGGGCATCAATCCCGTGGTCCCACCCATCGGCCAGCACCGGCAGCACGTCCCCCGTCAGGCGGTCCACCCGCCACGAATACATCCGCAGTTCCCGCGCGATGTTCTCACAACGCGGATGGACGCGGATGCGGCGGAACGCGCGCAGGCGGGCGATGCCGTCCTGCACCGATCCGGGCCATTTCGCCGCCGCCGTGATGCGAAAGCCAAAGCGCGTGGCAAGGTAGCTGATCGTTTCCGGCCGCGACGCATCGGCGCGCACGGGCCAGTCGCGCGATCCCGGCACCCGGTCGAACAGGGTGGCGAGTTCGTCCATCTCCACCCCCGTGGCGAACACCTCGTGGTCAACATGCACGATGTCATCGGCAATGAAACACCGCACCATCACCGTCGGATCGCGCGCAAAGCCCCAGTCCACGCCAAAATACAGCCGCGCGTCGGGCGGGGTGGTGAATTCTGCCACCTCCACATGCCCGCCAAAGACCACCGCGTCGCTGCGGGTGCGGCACTCGCCCTCCCACACATGGTCATAGGCATCGGGGTCGTGGCGCAGCATGCGGCGGCGCTCCGCGTCCAGTTCGGCGGGAAACCACGGGTTGTCGCGCCACCCCACACGGCGCACGATCGCGTCCGGATCATCGCGCAGGGCACACATCATCTGGTGCATCGGCGCGTCCTCGCGCTCCGGGTTGTAGGTGAACCAGATTTCCGAACCCGGCGCGCGGATGGTCGGCAGAAGGATGTCGAGGCTGGCGCGGCTCAGCGTCTGGGCTTCCTCCACCCAGCACAGGTCCACCTTCTCCGTCGATTTGATCGCCTCCACATTGCGGCCCAGTCCACGAAACAGGATTTCCGAACCGCAGGTCGTGGTCATCAGGTTTTCACGGATGCGAAACCACGGCCCCAGGCCCAGCGCCGCAATCTGGTCCGACAGAAGGCGGCGCACCGAATCGGCCATCGAACTGTGATATTCCCGACAGCACAGGATGCGCATCGGCCGGGCGGCGGCCATGGCGACGATCACCCGCGCCACCGTCCAGCTCTTGCCGCTGCCGCGCCCGCCATACAGGATCTTGTACCGCGCGGGACGCAGCAGGCCGGCGCAGGCGGGCGGGATTTCGACACGCATCACCGTCATGCCTGCGTATCCTGCCCCGCCGCCGGGGCGGGCCGCAGCAGTGCTGGCGCAATCAGCAGCGTCGGTGCACCCGGCGCGGGCGGGGTGTCGGCGCTGCTGGCGGCGACCTTGCCCCAGCCCCGGTCGAGCATCTCCTTCAGCGCGGCAAGGCGTGTCGCCTCGCTCGACGCATGGCACGCAAGGTCCAGCAGCGCCGCCACCACCACGTCGCGATGGCCGCGCAGCACCGCCTCAAGCGCATGCTGGGGGGATGCGCCGTCGCCGTGATCGGGCATGGGCGGTCCTCCGTCATAACTTTATCCGATGAAAATACCGGCATTTGCGGGAACCGCCCCCTTTTTACGAAAGCGGTGTCCCGGATACATCCTGGCATGTGGCTGGTGCCTCAAGGTCGCGGGCGCACCCTTGACCGAGTAAGCGCAATATGTCGCGAAACCTGACATCCCTCAAGCAAAAAAACGAAACCGCGCCCCGGCACGCCGACAGACCGAAGTCAGTCCCACTGTATCGCGGCGGCTTCGTGGATGATGACCCATTTCTGAAATTCGTTGATGGTTTCATAAATAATGCCATCGTCGGGTTTCTGCGTGTCGGTCACGAACCCGACCCGACCGATGGAACATTCCAGTACGATCCGTTTTTCCCGGCCCCGGAACAGGGGGGTCCAGATCTGTCCGCCACAAACATGGAAATGATGATGCTTCATGATCAGCATATCTCCCGCACTCGCCTGAAAATGGATTGCATCCATATGGATAAATAAAGGTTAACGCGCGACAATAATCCAGGAATTTCGCCGGATTTTCGTCGAATATTCACGGCCGGACCTGTCCGCCATACAAAACAGCCATGGCAGGCATACGTGGTTTTCAATATGAACGGTGATCATATTCCGGCTCCTGAAGACCGGGATGCATAAAAATTTTGATGCATTTCGTTTCTACTTTTATAGATACATCCAGAATATCAGTTTTTACATCGCAATACTGAACTTTGTACAAAAACGATCCATATTCGTTTCGTTTGTGCCTGGCAACACAAATGTTGTTCAAATCCGCATCCCGTTCCCCTGCCCGTCACGTGACGCACATGTGCAACGCAATGGGGGTCTGTTCCGTTGGGGCTGCACTTATTGTAACCTGCGCGGGCGAGACTGACGCCAGAACGGACAAGGACACCCATGAGCAGCCCCCTTCCCGATCATGCCGAAACCGTTGCCCGGATTGGGGAACTGTTCCGCACCCACGGATATGCCGGCACGTCACTGTCGCAGATCACGCAGGCCACCGGCAAGGGCAAGGGAAGCCTGTACCATTTCTTTCCCGGCGGAAAGCAGGACATGGCCGAACAGGTCCTGGCCCAGGTCGAAGGCTGGTTCAGCGCCAACGTGTTCACCGTGCTGGACACCGCCGCGCCGGATGACGCGATCGCGCGCATGTTCGCCGCCGTGACGCAGTGGTACCGCGCGGGACGGCGCGGCAGCCTGTTTGCCGCCTTCACGCAGGAGGCCGCGACCCGTGCCCTGTTCGCCCGCCGGATCGAGGTGTTCTTCCGCCGCTGGGTCGTGGCATTGCGCAACATGCTGCGCCGCGCGGGTGTGACCGGGGGGCAGGCGACCTACCTGGCCGAAGACACCATCGCCGCCATCCATGGCGCCCTGATGCTGGCGCAGGGGCTGGACACGCCGCGCCTGTTCACCCGCATGATGGACCGCGCGCAGGAGACGCTTTACAACGCGCTGCCGCAATAGGGGATTTCGGGAAGGGCCGGTGGGCCTTTTCCACAGATTCTGGGGAAGGATTCACGCACAATCCTGTGGATAACGGGTAAGTACCCCCTGAATCACGGGAGGTCATCCCCCACACAGCCGCCGGTCCCGCGCGGCGTCGGCGGCATCGGCCGCGCGGTTTTCCGCCGCGTCATGCGCACGGTCCGCGGCCTCCTGCCCCACCCGCGCCAGCGCCGTGCGCAGGGTATCGCACTCATCCTCCAGATAGCCCAGCAGGTCCGCCCCGTCATACGTCCCGTCAAAGCGCGTGGCCGACAGTTCCGCCCGGATCTGCCCCAGTCGCACCAGACGCGCCCGCAACTGCGCCTCATACCGCATCGCCCACGCCTCCACTTCCCCAAACCGCATGACCGTGCCCTCCTGATGTCTGGTCCGAGGCATGATTGTGCGATTTTTATGCACAAAGGCACAAGGGGAAGGTTGTCGGCGCATGTCACACCCGGGCTCTGCCCGGACCCGGCAGGGAGCCCGCTCCCTGCACCCTGATTCGTTTAAAAGTCATGGTTTCCAAAGGGCGATGCCCTTTGGTGGGGGTTCGGGGGCAACGCCCCTGAGGCAGTCGGCACACGCCATACCCGGGCGCTGCCCGGACCCGGCAGGGAGCCCGCTCCCTGCACCCTGATCTGTTTAAAAGTCATGGTTTCCAAAGGGCGATGCCCTTTGGTGGGGGTTCGGGGGCAACGCCCCTGAGGCAGTCGGCACACGCCACACCCGGGCTCTGCCCGGACCCGGCAGGGAGCCCGCTCCCTGCACCCTGATCTGTTTAAAAGTCATGGTTTCCAAAGGGCGATGCCCTTTGGTGGGGGTTCGGGGGCAACGCCCCTGAGGCAGTCGGCACACGCCACACCCGGGCTCTGCCCGGACCCGGCAGGGAGCCCGCTCCCTGCACCCTGATCTGTTTAAAAGTCATGGTTTCCAAAGGGCGATGCCCTTTGGTGGGGGTTCGGGGGCAACGCCCCTGAGGCAGTCGGCACACGCCACACCCGGGCTCTGCCCGGACCCGGCAGGGAGCCCGCTCCCTGCACCCTGATCTGTTTAAAAGTCATGGTTTCCAAAGGGCGATGCCCTTTGGTGGGGGTTCGGGGGCAACGCCCCTGAGGCAGTCGGCACACGCCAC